GTTCCTTCTTCGATATTTGAGATAGTTTATAAAAATTGTTATCCAAATAACCGCTCAATCTGAACTCATTTTCATAAAATTCGACGGGGTCTTTCTTGGTTGGGCTTGCAGTTTTCACTGAAAACCCTCATTTTATTGAATGGACAAGGTATCTTCATCTTGGTTTTTTAAAAACATATGTTATGTATTCGTCGTTTGGTATTTTGTCGAACACAGAAAATGAATTCTTTACATTTATCATTTTGTGTTTATCGTGAAATTTTACTTTTTCTAATAAATTGTTATTCGTGCAAATATGAATCTTCAAATAAACTACAACTTCCTCCGATTTTGGAACTATTTCGATCTTTTTCGATGATCGATAACTTTTGAGAAACGAATACGTATTCCTATCAAAATAGTGCCGTATAAGTTCTCGATTTCCGTTTTGTAAAACAAAATTATCTGTAAGCATACACATCGAGTCTACATCTCTAGTTTCGAATATCCGTTTGACCAAACTATAGACTGGGCCGTTTATTAATATATCTTTTTGACTTAAATCGAATTTTAAAATGTTTTCGTGTGTCAGACTTTTATGAATTCGGTATCGTGCAAATAATAACTCTCTAATGGTATCCTCAATTTCTACATTGAATGATATTTGATTATTTACTATTCTTGTGTGATAAATAATTTTGTCGACATCAAATTCTGATTTCAATCCAACCATTTTAGTGTCGCGTAAAATATAATCCATTTTATCGGTATCAATTCCATTTACTTTGTTAGAAACAATCTGAAACCTCCAGTCATTTTTGTGGAATTCAGAAGGATCGATGACATTCGCGATGAACTCAATTTCGTTTTTATCATAATCAAAATTTAGTTCTTTTATAATTTGTTTCAAAATAACAATTGAACGACCTTCGTGCGTCGACCAATCGTCATTCTCTTCAATGATTCCATCTTCAACTAATTTTGGTATTATTTTGTAATCAAAATTATGGCTGCCCGCCAAATGGCCAATATCGTGACAAAGCGCACCTACCGATATGAGTTCAATTGTTTTATCGTCGATTTTGCGAAACGTTTTCAGATGTTTTAATAATTTTAGAGTCAAATGATAACACCCAATTTGATGTATTTTACGTGAATGCGTTGCCGACGGGAAAACACGAAATGCGTTCCCAGTTTGTGCAATAAAATTACAGCGCTCAAAATATTTATGGTCAATAATTTTTTGAATTTTTGTAGAAATGTGAATTTCAGAATGAACAGAGTCGTGTATTGTCGTCATTTGTATTTTGTATCTTTATTGCTTTATACTACAAAAATAGGATATCATTTTTTACTAAAAATGATGAATATTTGACTCAAAAACAAGGAACATGGACATAACAAAAAATGAAAATGCAAAAAAAAACAATGCTTGAAGTAGTTAAAAATAATGCTCGTGCAAAAATATTGCATCGTGCCCACGAAAAATCACTATTCTATCGCGGAGTACGGAATGAATCGAAACTGAAATTAAAATATGAAATAGAGTCAAAAAATGCGAGTCGCAACACGAAGAAAGCTTTTAAGGTTGTTAAACCTGGAATTGATGGTAAACTTCCAGACGATGTAGTTGGATATATATCAAAATGGATTTGAAGGAGCCGATAAACAATAAGTGATGGCATCTTCGTATCTATCAATCGAATGTAATTCGTAGAAATCGAACATTTCTTTCATTGATTTTGAATTTTGGGAATAAAGCGTAACCCTATTTGATGATAAATTCTCTACTGTTCCTATACTAGGAACGATATCATCATTTATTGCGTAGTCAAAATGTTCTATGTTTTTTATATCATTGTAATACGTGAAGAAATCGCTATCGGCTACTTTGGGCATTCCAAAAGTAAACACACCAAAATTATGTTCTGGATAAATTCTTGCAAAGTGTTGCGAAAGAAGAAGACTCATAGATGCCCCCCTTGAATGGCCACAAAAAACAATATTGTCATACGTGTGCATGTTATCGAGAATTCTCGTGTATATTTCACTTGATAATATGATATCAAATTCTCGTACAAAACCTGTATGAAATTTACCGACGAATAATGTACTTGAAATCGGAAATAAATTAAAATTGTTCAACCATTCTTTTTTTGACACGGTTCCTCTATGTGTTATGTATAAAGTGTCTTCGAAATGGGTTAATTCTATCGATTCAGTTGAATCATATATTTCTTTTGATAGTTGAACCGCCTTTAATACCTTTAATACCAGGTGATTTGTTCCCGAATAATGTTGTTTGAACAATGAACTGACAGCGAATTGACAAAATATTCCTATGCAAAATCTCATTATTCTAGAACATGTTAAATATTTAAATATATTCTATAAATTAAATGATATCAAAGTACGATTCCAAATTTCCACTTGAAGTTTCAAAGACTCTCGAAAATACAGATACCGATATTGAACTACAAGCGGGACTCAAAGCAAAGTTAAAGAGTCATCAATTGAACCTTTTAAAATACTTCAATCCAACGACCCCAGTTCCGGGTTTAGTTTTATATCATGGTGTTGGTTCAGGAAAAACCATTTCATCTATAGCAATATCAAAGTCATTTGCTGAAACAAACGATGTGTTTGTATTTGTTCCTGGTTCCCAACTAGCGTCTAATTATAAAGTAGAAATGCGTAAGACACTTTTAGATGATGATTTTACTCGCCTCGAAAAGAAGTATAAGTTCATTCGGTATAATGGACTTACTAAAACTAAACTTGAGGTTTATACAAATTCCGAAATACTAAACGACAAATTGGTTATTGTTGATGAGGCTCACAATGTCGTACGAATGATATCAAATTACTTGAATGATGAATCAAATAAAATTCACGTCCGGGGAAAGGGACTTTACGATTTGTTTACGAAAAGTAAGAATTCACGTTTTTTATTCTTATCTGCAACACCAATTCTGAACACAACAAAGGAAATAGCAGTGATGTTGAATTTGTTGGCTGGGAAGGAAAAAACGATACAATGCAATTTAAAAAAATCAGCACAAACTACAAAACAGATCGAAGAAACAATTCGGAATTTTCAATTTGTAGATTATGTCAATGTGAGTAAACTACGTATCACCGTTTCAAAAACTCCATTTGGATTCTTTAAATCATCAGACGCAAACCTCAAATTTGGAAACAACGCTCAGCTGGATGATACCATGTGGGTTCGTGAATTTAGAAATTTTATGGAGGAAAATCGCTATGAAATCGATATCGATACGATTAAAATTAGCGACAATGAATTATTGCCATCTAACGTGGATTTTGAGAAAACATTTGTAAACAAAGATTTCACGTTACATAATACAGACTTGTTATCTAGACGGATATCTGGTTTGATTTCTAGTGACAGCGTGAAAATCATGAAGTCACTCGACGGTCCGTTTGCGAAGCCTAAAACTTACACTCAACGAGGATATCCAAAAACCATAGTTAACCCAGTTACAAAACTTGGTATGTCGATTGACCAATTTAGGCAATATTTGGCCGAACGATCAAAAGAGAGACAGGATGACGCAAACAGAAGCAGAAAATCATCGCGTCTCGCAGATGTTTTGAGCGATTCGGGCTCGATGCGTGCTAGATCGGGTTCAATATGTAATTTTTCATTTCCGATCAAAATTATTACTAACAACACTTTTACAACAGAGACTAAACGATCGGTCATTGTTGAAAATATGCGATCTGAATTTAACGAATATTTGCACGGACTTGATGATAATGTAATCGATACAGAATTCAATAGATTATCGCCAAAATATCATTCAATTCTCAATCACATAATGTCAAATCGTGGTACGAGCGTGGTTTATAGCCATCTCGTACATCGTGAGGGTATCACTTCAATGTTCGAGATGATGATACGCAAGGGGTTCAAAAAGTTTGACATTTATGATGATGATGACAAATTATTTGGCAGTGCGCCTAAATTTGCGTTGTACGGGGAAAATAAAGATCATGATGAAAACATACGAAATATATTCAATAACAACTTTTCAGAATTGTCTGGAGATTTAAAAAAACGATTTGAAGGAAAATCAAATTTAAAAGGAGAAATTCTGAAAACTTTATTCATAACATCATCTGGTGCAGAAGGAATAACATTAAAAAATGTTAGAAATTTACATATTGTTGAACATCACTGGTCTGAAATCAGAATCGATCAAGTCATCGGGCGTGTGTCGCGTTTTAATTCACACGCTGCATTACCGGAAGAAGAACGAATCGTAGAAGTACATAAATATGTTACAACGTTTGATGGTCTCGAAAATAAGTTTTCGGATTCAACTGAAGTATTAGAAGATCTTAAAAAATTAAAGGGTCATGATAGAGGAAAAACTACAGACGAACATATTCTCGACGTCGCATACAAAAAAAAGAAAGTGGCCGATCAAATGTTGACATTAATACGCAATTCATCTATCGATTGTTCATTGAATTACTCCAATACAAGTCAATGTCGACTTGAGTACATGCACGTAAAAAATCCCATACAGTTTGTTCCGAATTTTAAAGAGAATCTAAATCTAAATCTAAAATTATTAAGTAGTAAGAATAAAGATTATGATACAGAAGAAAAAGAAGAAATAACACTGAAACCAGAAATTAAAATCCCAAAGCGTAAGTGGATTCCAGTTAAATTTCATGGAAAAACTGTTTTCATCAATAAGAAATCATTCGAAGCATACAAAAAGACTGGAGAAACCTACGAATCGTGTAAGTTTATCTTGAATATCAAGGATAAAATTTTCAAGATATTGCTTGACTAAAGTGTATAATGTGTATGACCCGTTTACAATAATGACTTACGATTTCTTCCTTTTCTTCCGAAGCGAATCTATTACATCCATTTTCCATTTTTCGGTATCGAGTTTAACATTCTGGAACAGTCCGAGGTTTGGTGGCGCTGTTTTCAACTTTGTTTTGTTTTTAATAAGATTTTTTAAGTTATTTTCGGATTCTTTCTGTGTGTCGCGATATTTATCGACATATTCGAACAGCTGCTTGAGTGTTTCCATTGATAGTTGATTGATTCGAACGAATAAACCATTGTCATTTTCCGTGAAATTGACATTTGCGTTCGACAAAATTCCGTGCAAGTGGTCATGCTCCATATCGGACATGTGGTCTATTTCGTCTAGCATTGACTCAATTTTACCAACATTTAGATAGTTGTTCACATCCGAAATCGCCTTCATTTATCTTATCTTATTTATATATCTTTATATGAATATATGAATATATGAAAATATAAATTTATAGATGAAAAAAATGATGTGAATTTTTCTCTACATATTAAAATAAGACAGATAATAAAAAGTAAAAAATTAGAAATGAGTTCCATCGTCGACAACATCAAACGTAACAAACGTTCGAATAAACGTAATTTAGATCACTGGATTAATTGGTGTATTCGAAACTGTGAAGCAAATAATCAAAAAATTCGAAAAAACCTATACCAGATTCTGACTGAATTGAAAATTCCCAAGCTATATCATGTTTCTTTATTGAATACAATATATCGCCATGATTTTGATGCGACAATTTTCATTAATAAAATTCATTCGAAATCAAATGGAAATTTTGATATTTTCAATGACAAACTAATCCATGACTCTGTTCGTGTTTGTCTATCTGTGTTTCATGAAATGAACATGCTACCCGACTCATTTCAACCGTTCCAAAAAGTTGGATTGTGTGTTTTAACACAATTTGTGTTAATATCTGGTCGAAAGGACCTTCAAGAATTCGGTGTAGTTGATAATTTGATAAAAAAGTGGAAAAAAACGACAGTTAAAAAAAATGGCATTCCGATTGTTGAAGTTCCGATTGTATCTATAAATTTTGCTGAAGGAAAAAGTGATGAAATCAAAATAGTCAACGAAAACGTGCTAGATAATTGGGATGATTAGATTTTAATATTTAAGATTTTAAGATTTTTTTTAAGATTTATATTTCGACGCGCTACCAAAATTTGCATCGAAATCCATATTTTCGTTTCTGATCTGGATTTCAACTGGGAACTCAGAGTCTTGAACGTAGCACGACACGTGAAAACTTTGATAACCATTTGTTTTTGGATTTGTGATGTAGTCTTTCATGTTGATTACTATATAATTTTGTGTGACAAATGAAACGAATTTGAATATATCATAATAACCCGTATCACCACGTACGATGATTCGAATTGCGAGAATGTCATTCATTGTTGTCAGCTTTCGTCTCCGTCCGGTCTTCGAGAATATCGAAGACGGTGACTTAATTCTTGAATAAACTTTAAAATCGTCCTTTTTAAAATATTTGAAAATATCATCACAGATTTTTTGCTTAACGTAAAACATTTCATTATGGTTCGCGTCTAAATATTTTTTTACCTTTTCTAACTGAAATAAATCTTTATATTCGACATCGTAAACTTTAATAGGATTTTCGAGAGATTGATATGAATCAATTCTAACATCATTGAACGTATTTCTTAGTTTTGTCGATATTTGTGATGATGATGACAATGATAAAACGTTTACAACAACAACGAACATCATAATATACAAATTATGCATATTATACATATTTCCTTATTTATAAAAAAATTGACTTTTAAATTTAAAAAGTCATCATTTTACTTCTTGGAATTCACATAACATAACTCTAATCTCCTTAACTAGACTTTCAATATGTTTATTGATAACAGCAATAGCAGTTCCTTTGTAATCATCAAAATCAGTCTTTTTCTCAGCCAACGCCACACGCAGAATAATTTTTCTTTCTAGCGGATGAGTCTGATGATACGATATATGTGTAAGTTTTGTTTTTTCTTCTGATTCAAATTCACGGTTGTAAATGAATTCTTGTAACATGTTGCCAATCGTATGGTCGTAATTATGCAAAGGAAAATCGACTGCATCAAAATTACCATCGTATTTTGTTCCAAGGTTTAGTTTTTGATTAATACTATTAAGCTTTAAAATTATATTTTTCATAGACTGTTCTACAATTTCACGAGGATCACGTAATCCAAGTGATTCGATCTTGAAATGATGTGTTGTTTTACTAGATGCAAATGCTGTGACGATTGAAACTGGGGAAAATAGCGCATTTTTCTCGGGTGTCCCTTTAGATAACGTACATTCTATATGAAGTTCTGGCTTATCAGATTTATCAGTGACGGTTGGAAATCTTGTAATCAAAACTGGATCTGGGTCCTTCACAAAGACCTTATCAGTGCTCATAACGTTCTCAACATTGTCTTCTATTTTAACTAATTTGAAATCATTCGTAGTTACATGTCCTTTATGCTTCTTTTGAGATTCGTAAGACACATTTAGAATGAATTTATACTTTGAAATATCAATTTTGTTATTGAGATAATCAGATAGTAGAACGGGAACCAGTGAAATACGATGCGTAAGAAACTCGTCGTTTAAATTTGTCGTATTTTTTTTCACTATACAATTTTTTGATTCGAAACCAATATTCTCGATGTCATTTAAACAAGTCCTTCGAATTGCATTCACGACCGAAGTTTTCTTATCTTTGATATCAAACTCCAATGTATTATGTGTAGTAATAAAATTTAAGAATGTCATTCTTTAATTTTAGATTGTATTTTATTTTTATGTATTTGTGTTGTTGTGTGTGTTGTTTCTTTCACATTTGTGTTTGATTAATATAACGCTTTGGTTCTTTCATCATTTTTGTATTTTTGCAACATATCATTTTTTGAATTTCTAATTCGCCCAGTTATAATTACAATTAACATTACGACATACGTACAAATAGTTCATATTATCTTCATCTGTTCTTACAAAAACAACATCTTTATTTTTGCATTTTGTACATTCGATGTTGATTTTGGGCAGGGTTGGATCGTCTTTTGTGTATTTTGATATGTATAAGTCCTTAAACAATTTTTTATTTTTACCAAATGTCTTTTTAAAAACAGATGTATTTGTTGAATTCGGTATGCTCTTTTCAAAATTACAACACCTGCAAAAGTTGACTATGAATTCGTTGCCGGCATCATCTTTCCTTGACTGAATTGTTAGCAGGTTTTGACAGACACTACAAAACTCCATGTTCTTTATTTTATAATATATAATTTTTGTATATCATTTTTGCAATATACTAATGCGTTTAAATCTCAGAATTTAAAATCTTTTTAGTATGTATATTATTATGGCCGACCCCGAACGCAAAAAACTCATGCTTCACTTGATCGAACTCTTAGAGAAACAAGAATTCAAGGAGACTCTTGTGAAAGAGATCAACGATGCGATCGATATTCCGCTAGTTGGCGAATCGTCTGAATCCAAGATTTTTACTTCACTGTATAACTTAATTTTAAAGACGGTCAAAAAGTACGAGTATGTAATCACCGGATCCAAAGAGGTATAAATTCAAAAAATATGTGAAGTATGTACATTCATCATAAACCAAATCGAATCATGAGAGTGATCCCAATAATAATACTAAGTAAAAATATTGTTGAAAGGCCTATTAAAAAGTGTTTAAAACGTTCGTTATTATTTTCTTCGGTGTAGCTGATAACAATTGGAATTCCAGTTGCGATAATGTAAATTGAAATAAATATGATAATCAAAATGATAACATATTCTGAAATTTCTCTAATTGCATACATACTTAAGTTTATTAACTTTAGTTATATTTTTAAACAGGTGACTCTGTTGAATCTACTAAAATATTATCAGATTTGTTGCTTAGACTCAGTGCTCGTATGTCTCGATGTGTATTTTTACACGAATAAACCTCATTTGATAGGTCACGAATGTCGTCGTATTCAGGATTTATAAAAGTATAAACACTCATAATGGTTATCAATATCATTCCGATGTAAATAATAGCTTCATTTCGTGTTTTAAAAACTTTTCTCGTTTTTTCTTTCATGTAATTATTCAATGAAAATATATAGAATATCGAATTTACCCAAGTACAAAATAACGCTGACTGACTCAAGCGATGTGCAAAGCGGAATTTTTGAAATCTTGATTGATATGTATAATTTAGAATTGGAATTATGACGACTGTTAGTAACAAAATGATAACTGATAATTTCGTACTATTACCAAATACACTTAACGGTGGTTTTTGTCTCGATTCACGTCCTTCTCTTTTGTCGTCGTACACCGACGATATATAATACAAAAAACCAGGGAATGCTGCGAACAAATTCATTACAAATATGAATTGCCGCTCACCTCGCGACATATTACGCCACAATAGATTTTGAAGTATTCTTGTATATTTTTTACTATCACAATCGACCATTATTATAAGTTAATATTTTAATAGTGTTGATAGCATCATATATATAACATATATATATAGACATACATATGACATGTATAGATTGAGAATTAAAAAAACATCTATCACATCTAGTATTTCGGATGTTTCTGTGACTCAAATTTTATTAGAAAAACATTTTGAAAAAACAATTGAATTGAAAATATCTTACATGAAGTTGAAGACGGCAATCATTGAGTATACAAAATATTATGATGATCAAATTGAGTGTCCAAAAATACACTATAGTGTATTTGACAATACGGTATACAATTCCGTTGAAAGTGTTGATGTGATTCGCGAATCTATTAAAGAAATTGAAGTGCACCTAAAGTCAATAAGTCGGTTGTTTTGTAAAGTTTTTGTATATTCGGATGTCGCTTTTCGTAAAAAATATGGTGTGTTGCATACTATACCACAATCAAAAATTGAACTTTTTGAAAAATTTGTTCCTAATATTTGTCGGGACATCATAAAATCGCGCAATAACGCTTCGATAAAAAAAAAAGAGGTTTTTAATGTTGATCATCGTAAAATGAAAGTAAGGTTTGTTTGCTGATATATTATTTCATTATTTCATACCTAATTGACATCCGATTCGATTCACTCATGCCCGAACTATCAAACATCCGATACATAATCGTCACCTTGGACACATCCCAATTGTCGAGCGACTGGTTGAAGGAAGTCGCACCAGCAAACATCCCACTCATATTCGTCACCTTGGACACATCCCAATTATCGAGCGGCTGGTTGAAATTTGTCGCATCTCTAAACATACGACTCATAGTCGTCACCTTGGACACATCCCACTTATTGAGCGACTGTTTGAACTTTGTCGCATGAGTAAACATCTCACTCATATCCGTCACCTTGGACACATTCCAATTATTGAGCGGCTGGTTGAACTTTGTCGCATCATGAAACATACTATTCATATTCGTCACCTTGGACACATCCCAATTACTTATATCACCGTATTTTGAAACGACCTTCTCTTTATCCTTCCCGCCCGCCAAATATCCTCGAACGGCAACGCGGATAGTTGTATTTGTCAAGGCCAGTTTCACGAAACCCTGAATTGAACGGGTTATGTCAGGTGGAAGCACATTCAGATCGGAAATATTCATTCCTCCCTTCTTCTTGGTCACCCGACGGGTATTCTTCTTAGCGCGGGGTTTGCGACTGATAGTCTTGGGGTTTTTGTTCGGGGCAAAATCTGTCTTTTTCCCTACGGATATAATCTAATTCGGATGTCGTTTCGACGAAATCCCAACTATTGTTGTCAATACGCTTGAGAACATGAATCTCGTTTTCGATGTCATATGGTAGATTTTTTGTTGTGAAAGTCCATATTGTTGTTGGACTTTTTTTATACAAAATCCCGTACTCAACATTTGATTCGGACGAATTTGAAGAATTTGAAGAATTTGAAGATTTTGAAGATTTTGAAGAATCATGAGAAGATAATAATATACATATGATATCGAGTAACCACATCATCATATTTTCAATTATGTCTTTATATTCTTGAAAAATATGATGCAAAATTATCTTAATATCACATGTGAGAAACTCGAACACGAACTATACGAATCTATGAATTTTACTGGATTTATTCAACAAGGACTCCCCATTGATGATGATTGTAAAGTCGATGAGATTAAAAATATAACAAAGGCCTTTAAAAATACTCGTATCAGCTTGAACCACATCGATAACGACGACATCTCTATTATATGTAGTCTGATGCGAGATCCGAAATCAAATATTTCAACAGGGACAAATCTGAGGACAATTAAAGAAACGCCAGGAATTTGGTTATTTGGTGGAGGTTGGAAACGATACCAGCACAAGAGTCAAATTTGAAAATGTGCATTTGATTAAAATTATATAAATAAATACTCAATGATATATAATGTCATTCAAAGTATACGCAAATATCTTCGATGGTGAATTTTCTGATTTCATCAAGGATAATACAACCACGTATCATCAAGGTCGTGTTGGAAATCGTATCAATTTGAAACAAAAAAATAGATCGGACGCATATCTGAAAGACCCAAATTTGTTAAACAAAATCGATGAGAGAGTTTATAATACAATTTACGAAGACGTTCAAAATGTGTTTGGAAAAGAAATCAAATATCGAGAACCGTATAAAATTGGATATTACGATGGTGAAAACAGAGGTTTCTACAACTTGCATACAGATGATGCAAGAGAAACTAAATACCGTTGTATTTCGATGGTGATCGCATTAAGTGATCCCGAAGAATACGAAGGTGGCTTTTTATATTTTCCAAATTTAAACAAGGAATTCAAGTTAAAGAAAAATTCGGCAATCGTTTTTGAATCAAGTATCTTACATGGTGTAAAACCAATTACATCCGGTAAACGACACGTCCTGATATCATTTTTTTTCGATGATAATGGAAAAACTGTTCGTGAAACATTAAGTCCATGCTTATCAAATCACAAACAGTGGACAGATCAATACAAACCGCTATTAAAAAAAAAGATTGATTATAGAGAAATTTTGATCCCCGAAATTGGTGATAAAGATTATAGCGATTTCAATGAGCATAAATGGACTGATCAAGATGACTACTGGTTTGAAGACAATAATTCGGACACATTATTTGTATCCTTTGCAGGAATGGGTTGGAAAAACTCATTGCCAACATTTAATTTTTACAACTTCATGAAAAAATACAAGTCGGTTGATAAATTGTTCTTACGCGATACGGGTCCTCCGAACGCGAAGACTTGGGCATGTCGCTATTACTTGTTAGGTATGCGACATAACACACATTCACTCGAAAAATCAATCGAATTCATTAGAGATACTTTCGTGACAAATAAAAAGTATAAAAAAATTGTCGGTTTCGGTTGTTCAGCTGGTGGATATGCTGCGATTTTATATGGAAGTAAATTAAAATTTCATAAAATCATCGCATTCAACCCTCAAACAAATATTGACAAATATAAAGATGAAGTTATGAAGGATAGGTACAACGCACCACATACAACCCAATATCTCAGGAATCAAAGGAAGGATTCGAAATTTTATCAAGATTCACTTGACTTAAAAAAACTTCAACCGTATATATCAAAAATCGAAATACATTATTCCGATAAATCTAATCATGGACGAGACAAAATTCATGCCCAATATATAAACGATGATGAAAATGTTGATATTATCGAACATATGTCAAACTCGCATTTACTCGCATTGGATTTAAAAAACGCAGGAGAGCTTCATAAAATTATCGAAGGTGCTTTATTTTAGGTTGATTTAAGGGTTAAGAATAAAATAAAATGATTATATGATTGTATGATATGGATACATAAAATACCAAAAGAAGAGCAATACTACTATTATACAGAAATACAGAAGTACCACATTACGTCAATGCATCTCAAAATTAAAACAGAACAGTATTGCGTCTCGAACTATCTTTCATCAACTAAAAGGAATCTATCGGATGATTCTGGGCTCGATTTGATTATTCCAAAAGACACCGTGGTTCCGAAAAGTGCAATCGGATATAAAATCAATCTCGATCTAACACTCGAGCCAAGCTTCGAAGCTTCGATGATGGGAAAATTCGTGGGTATTACATATACCCACGTTCGAGTATTTCGAAGACCCCTTTACGACTCGCAAATTCAGTTGGTGTAATTGACTTCGGTTATAGAGGTAACTTAATTGCGGTTGTTGACAATTTGAGCAATGAAGACTACAACATCGCAGTTGGTACTCGTCTATTTCAAGTATGCTCACCGGACCTCACTCCGATAACATTTGAGTTGGTTGAAACATTGTCAACCACTGAGAGAGGTGAATGTGGAATCGGGTCTACCGGAATCTAAAAAACACCAAAAAATCGAGGACGGGAATGCGAATTCAATTGAGAACTCAAAATGTCGATTTGAGATAACAAACGTGTGACTTCATCGTTGTGCTTTTCGGATTCAACGTCTTTTTTGTGTTTTAGATCAATTATTTCGTTACTTAGCGTAATCAACTCAATGTTAATGTTTTTATTTTCTTGTTTGATAGCTTCGAAATTTTCGTGTGTACGCTTTAACTCTATTAATTGTCTATTAAAAACTACACTGGTTTCGTTTACATGTTTTTTCTCAATCTCGTACATGTTGCGTATTTTTGACAATTCTTGTCGCAAAACAGAATTCGTTTTTTTCTCTTTTTGTAACATCGCTTTCATGTCCATTAGAGCTTTTCGAAGTGCGGTTTCGTAATCCTCGTCAAGAGTCGGCGTTTTCTGACAGGAATTGCAGTTACCCATATTACGAAATCAATTATTAATTAACATTTTATTTAAAATCTTAAAAAACCATACCGAGTCTTAAAAAAATAACTCTCTTGAATGATTGGAGTCTAAATTATCATGAATTATATCTTCATTTTGCAGCAGTCTGATGATACTTTGGGGTCGTGAATATTTCAGCAGCTTAAATATTGGAATTGAATGGACGTGATTAAATTTTTTGTATTCACGATGTCTCCTAGTCAACGAAAAAAGATCGATGCCGATTGGTCTTCCTGTCACTGTTAAAAAATCTATAAGTAATTGTATCCAGAACAGATCAATTTTGAAACCATCAAAAAAATGTTCAACCTGATTGAAAAGCCAATGCTTAACAGCAAATATTCCTTCTTCGGTAAAAATTTCATTGATTCGATCATGGCTGCAATTCACAAGAGAATCGAATAGTTTGGTTTCGTCTTGAATTTCTTCTCCAGCCGCTGCAAAGTGGAACGAGTCGAGTAGTTTTTGAGTTAGAGGTGGAATCAATACAGATACCAGTTGTAAACCAATATTTTTCAGGTGTTTGAATTCAATCGGGATTTTACACGGATAGGAAAGTAAAAATCCAAATTCGCCAATTGTTCCATTATGATTGATTTTTACGTCATCAAGATGATATGACATTCTTCGTGAAATATAACCGGTAGAGGCGGTTTTCAAACTCGTCGAAATCATTGCAATTCGAGCAAGTTTACACTTCGCAATATGTTCTGTATTGTTATAACTTCCTCGAAACATCTCACGAATCTTTGTTTTATGGTTCAAGTTCCCCTTTGCACCTGTGTCTACCATAAAATCAACCTCCGAGAAATCAAAACCGATAGAGAATCCAGATACATATGCCTTTTTCAAACCGACCTCATACATATTCTTTATATGTTCCATTGTATCATCGTTACCTCGATGAATTGATGTGTGTATATCGTGTTTTGTTTTGCATCCACCCATACATAATCCAACAACTGCATCTTGAATTACGGATTGATTTAATTTCAATTGAGTGTTTGAAAAATCATATATAGAATGTTTTATATGAAAAGCCTCTAAATAATCATCCGTCATATTTTGCGGAACGTGGATATTTAATTCGTCACCATCGCAATCCGCGTCAAACATAGAAAAATTTCCGGGATGCATCTGTATTGTTTTTGACATTGTATTCCAAATCACGTGCATCGCAACAAAGTTAGAGTTACGTAAAGTTGGCTGCCGATTTACAAGAACTAGTTCATGTTCCTTAATCTCGCGCAAAATAGTGTCACCAATTTTAGGCTTTCTGAATCGTGAGTCAAATCGTTTCTCGTTTTCTAAGATATATACAGTGGTTGAACAATTTTTGTTTTCAAATATATCTTGTTTCAACAGGGTTTTCTTGAACTGAATTGGCAGTCCAATCTGATACAACTCTAGATTTGCATTTGGCGACAAGACAGAACGAGCTGTAAAATTCGTTCTCTTTCCACACAAATCTTTTCTCCATCTTCCATTCTTACCGTACCATCTTGTCTTTAATTCATCAATAATATTCTTATGTATGTCTTCAAACTTTCCATCCTCGTTTTCGAATGATAATTTCAATTTCGAATACAATTTTTGCATAGGGTCCTTTAAAACACCTCTAGCTGTTTTCAAATTCGGCATGCAATCATTTGGTAATACGACCGTGTTACCAATTCTTGTAAGAAAATTTGAGCTCACTATTTCAGAGTATTCTTTCATTTTTTGAATTTTATCTTTGTCAAGTTTTTCAAATGAAATTCCTTTGATCATATTTTATTTTTAACGGTGTTGTGTCTAGAATATTACTGAAGCAGGTTGAGATATCACAAAAATGATGATCGAATCCGAATATGAAACAAAAGTTTAAACGAAAAGATCAAAATAAAAGATGTATACATTAGCATGTACATATTTAGACAGGCATCACATTGGTGATCATTCTGTCGAAAATATACAAAATTCAAATTTATTTCTACACCAAAATGTGGCGGTATCGAAAATGATTCAGATTGAAAACACACACGTGATACACAATAATGACAACGAGCTGAGAACAAACATAGGTGTTTATGCAGACAAAGCCGGTAGCGGGAAGACACGTGCGATGATTTCACTCATTCAAGCAAACGAAAACCCGTCTGATTCGATTCCTGAAACAATTGGTGGTAATAATCTAATGTGTCTTTCGCGGGTTCAATCTAGAATACCTTCAACATCGACATTAATAATTGTTCCTCATAATATCATCAAATTTTGGGAAGATGAATTTAGAAAAGTATTTACTTCGTCGTACGATGAAGTTTTTGTTTGTAAGAAAACAAAATCGGTTGAAGACCTCCAAATACTTTCAAAAGACATACATATGTTCCCAAAAATTGTATTGATATCAAATACAATGTATTCGAGATTTACACCTCCAATCTTTAAATGGAACCGTGTAATTATAGACGATCCCCAAAAAATCACTATACATTCGCTACCAAATGCAAATTTTACGTGGCTGGTTACTTCAAATCCGATTGATATAGTGTATCCACGTCGTACGTATCTTAGACGAATGATTCCATATGTGTTTTCTTCAAACTACTCTCACATATTTGAGAGTATCATCGTGAAAAATTATGATGTGTTTGTTGACGAAAGCACGAACATACCTCCATTTCTGGAATCGAATATAGCGTGTAAAACACAGCATTATCTTCGAAATGTCAGAAAAAACATACCAAAAAAGGCACTAAACAAAATTAACAATGGTGCGACACGTGAAGCATTTGACATTATCGAATGTCTGGCAGTCGGAAGCGAAAGGGATATAGTGAATGACATTATTAAAAAAATTGAAAATGATAATAATGATAATAATGATGTGGATTTGAAAAATATACGTAACAGAATGGAGACAGATTGTTGTCCGATTTGTTTAGAGAATCCAAAAACGCTAAAGGCAATTACACATTGCTGTAAAAACGTATTCTGTTTAGACTGCTTACTTATGTCAGCGCACACATCAACATGTCAAAAATGTCCCATGTGTAATCAAAAGAATTGCGATGAGAAACTTAACATTATTACAAGCGACGAAGAACTTTATTTGCGACCGATAAAAAAGCAAAAGAAAACAAAACGATTAAATAAAACACAAACTATGCTTTACCACGTAAGGGGTATGATAGATCACATTGGTGATTCATCGGATAGATTGATCATATTTGTTAATGAAGACACGTATGCACATATTGAGACACATATGACAAAAATGAATTTCACGTTCGCCTTCTTAGAACGACATCGGGATTTAGAATTCGAAAGATTTAAAAATGGGACACATAAAGTACTCGTTCTTACTGAAAAATGTACGGGGTATGGGTATGATTTAAGTTTCGTGACAAACATTCTATTTTACAATCAAAATATGTCCTTACGTGATGAAATTATTGGGAGAGCACAACGAATCGGTCGTAAGAAACAGTTACAGGTTCACAATCTCGTGTATGATGACGATGACGAATAAATGGTGGATAAAATCGACATATATAAATCTTAAAATTTACGTCATCACATGTGGCCACATGTGGTATTTTTATTGATTTTTCGTGTTAATTAAAAAAGAAAATGATGATTGAAATGTTTTTTGATAAAGATAAAATATAATATTATTATAATCATTATAATATGAACGATCAACTAAAATTAATTTCGAAGACAGTTATCTCCGAGACGAGTTTAACTTTTTCGAGTTCTGAAATCGATGAACTAGAAGTCAACGAGAATAAAACTTTCTCAGATAGTATTCAAAACCTAATTTTAGCTAAGCTTACGCAAAAATTCTCTAATAAATGTGTCGGTAACGGTTTCGTCATTCCAAATGAAATGAAATTGATACGAAAATCGGAAATATATTTTCCTCATGAAGCTCTACAAATGTCATATAAAGTCGATATTGAGTTTTCGTCATTAATCGTGAACCCAGATGTTGGGTCAGAACTCAAAATGAAAATTGAAATGACAAATAAAATCGGATTTTTAGGAACACTTCTAGATTCACCGATGTCACCTCTAATCTTTCTATGTCCGAAGGATTTAACACAGAGTAAAAATATTTTCGAAACAAAAGCAGTTGGTGACGTTGTTGTTATCAAGGTTATCGGAAGCAAATTCGAGCAGAACGACAAGAAAATCACGGTCATTGCTGAAATTGTCGATGAAGAAAGCAAGGATCCTTAAAATTTTTATGATTTGAAGTTCATAAAAATGATGATTATAATATATATATTATAAGATTAAGATATGATTTCGAGTATGTCTAATATGAACAAAAAGTATACGATGTTTCCTATCGAATACAACGACATTTGGTCGATGTATAAAAAAGCGGTCGCTGCTTTTTGGACTGTCGAAGAAATCGATTTGAGCAAGGATCATGTGGATTTTGCAAAACTTTCCAAAAATGAACAACACTTTGTAACGCACATTCTCGCGTTTTTCGCGGGTTCAGACGGCATAGTTCTAGAGAATCTTGTTGAACGTTTCATGTCAGATATTGACCATCCCGAAGTTCGTGCGTTTTACGGTTTTCAAACCGCAGTTGAAACAATACACTCTGAAACGTATTCACTTCTCATTGAAACACTGGTAAAAGACGTCGATGAAAAGAACAAATTATTCAACGCAATCAATGAATTTCCATCAATTAAAAAAAAGGCCGATTGGGCGATTCAATGGATAAATGATAAAGATTCCAACTTTGCGACGCGACTTGTTGCTTTCGCGGCCGTCGAAGGTATATTTTTCAGCGGCTCATTTTGTTCTATATATTGGTTAAAGAAGCGAGGTTTGATGCCCGGATTGTCGCTTTCAAATGAATTCATCTCTCGCGACGAAGCACTGCACACTGAATTTGCGGTGTTGATTTATAAAAAATTTGCAGAAAAATTAGAGAAGAATATTATCAAAGACATCATATGTGACGCGGTTGAAATCGAAAAACAATTTATCACAGAGTCACTTCCATGTTCTCTTATTGGAATGAACTCTAAATATATGAAAACATATATTGAATTCGTTGCAGATCGATTACTGCTGCAACTCGGAAACGAGAAGGTATATAATGTCATGAATCCATTTGATTTTATGGAAATGATTTCGATTGAAGGTAAGACGAACTTCTTCGAAAAACGCGTGAGCGAATATTCAAAAGCAAATATAAACTCATCTACATCAAATCCATCTTTGAACACTTTCAATATTGAAGATGATTTCTAAAAATGATTATAAAATCAATCATAAAATCATACAATCATAATAATTCTAAAAAAATGATAACTCAAAAAACACAAAAACATCACCGACCTCACAAAACAACGGTGAAACGATTGCTACGGAAAGTATTTTTCGTATCTTTTCTTTTTATTATTCAGTACTTAATTCCACACGCGTATGTGAAAATTTGTGTTCCGAATACGTTTTCTGGATTCGTTCTATCTCCAGTAAAAACACTTTCACTCGAATGTGTATTCTTGAGAGGTGCATATTTTTATTACATTGAGTTCGTCACAATGTATAAAATTATATTTACAACGATGATGGTTCAAAAAATGTGGACAATTAAAAACAACTATTTACAATCACATCAGAAAACAACATACTGTCAGTAAGTATGTTGAAATTGTGAAAAATGATGGATTTTTATTTTAAAAAAATATATAAAAACAAAAACAAAATAATAATCACAAATGAAAATTGTAAAAATAACAAATCAAAGAAAATATATTTGGGTTTCATCCAAAGTACATGGAATCATTTTATCAATTCAAGAAGATAACACATTGAACACACTGATTCCATATCAAAATGTGGAGATAAACGATGTGCATATTCACGATATCGATAAGACATTTAATGAAGATGAAATTAAATCACTGAAAATTCCCGTTGTTTTTGAAGGATTACGTAGAATTTTGAACAAGCCGTACATTGACATAGATAAGTATGGGAAAATTCAGTATACGGAATATAAAAATATCGAACACGGCGATGTCGATGATGTCGATGATGTCGATGATGTCGATCGCCAACACACACTTTTGACAGGACGGTTGTGTCTGAGTTCAAAAACGAAATGGGGAAAAACAACGAAAGGATTACACAAATATACATTTAAACCTTTAAATCGCGAATATCCAAAATTCATCGTTGCTTCAAAAATCACATCAAATTCAGATATATACTGTAAAATAGAAATAACGAAGTTTGATAAACATTGGATCGGAATGTTCGTTGAAACTATTGGAGACTTGAATGATGAATCAAAATATGATTTATTGCTTACAAACGAATTTTTCACACGTGATAGAAACAAGAATTTACGACAATTTAAGAAACAGTTTGAGTATAATAACCTTGAACACAACTGTGAAAATGTGATTGATGAGGACTGGACGGACAAAATGACGATATCTATCGACCCAATCGGGTGTCGCGATATCGACGACGCGTTGAGTCTGGTTAATGACGAGATCGCGGTCCACATCGCGACTCCGACACGATTTCTGTCGAATACGTTGTTACGCGAACAAATCCAGCATCAGACGACGAGTCTGTACGGGAATTCAGGAACATATAACTTGATTCCCGATTACATCGCGAATGATTGCGCATCACTGGTTGAAAATGAAGTTCGATATTGTCTTTCTGTGATCTTTCCAAATGAAGGAGAAACACGAATCGTTCGAACGAAAATCATTAACAAACATAATTATACCTATGAGAATTGTCTTGAGACAGTTGTGTTCAAGAATCTTCAAAATATGTACGAGAGGATTTTTGGAAACTTTGAGAATGATCCACATAAACTCGTTGAAAATCTGATGATTCAAGCGAACGTCGCGGTTGCGAAATTTCTTGCGGACACGCATCATCAAAATATCATTCTTCGTAAAACAATAAACGATGTCGCGTTCTATCTGCCATATAACGAACTTCAAATGAACGAGCATGCGATGATTGGTGACATCTATACACACTTCACATCACCAATCAGACGATACGCTGATCAAATCATACACGAAAACATATTTGAAATTCTAGAAAACGATATTGAACCGTATCAATATCAATGTGATTTTGATACAATCGTTCATTTGAATTTGCAAAAACAACTTGAAAAAATTTTTTACAATGCGATCGATATGTTGGCATATTTCAAAGATACGAAATCAAATTATATCAATTTAAAGGGTAACATTTTGAATGTTGAAGATTTTAACGTCAGAGTTCAATTAGAGAACGATAGATGTATCTATGTGAATCTAGTTTCCGAAAAAATTTATGAAAATATCGAGATCGAAAAAAAGGAAAACAAAATATACCTGACATGCGACGGCAAAAATATCGTAATTGATATAAATGAAGATGTTGAATTGAAATTACACTTCAATCGAAGCGATGGACTCGACGGTTTCAAGTTTGAATGGATCGTGCCAAATATTCACGAGTTTTTAACAAATGTATGAGCGGAGATTTCTCTTCTGGATTTTCTTTGATTGTAGTGTAATCAAAATGATACTCTTTGGTCCAGAGGTATGGTGTCATTTTACGTTTTACGTATTACGTTGTGTCACGGCTCTCCGATTGACTGTTCAGCTAAAAGTCGCATCATCTACCAGTTTTTACACCAACTGGCATTTTCTCGCTTGAAATTTATCGCATCTTCAAACATCCGACTCATAGTCGTCACCTTGGACACATCCCAATTATTTAGCGGCTGGTTGAAATTTGTCGCACGCTTAAACATCATATTCATATTCGTCACATTGGACACATCCCAATTATCGAGCGACTGGTTGAATTTTATCTCATTCATGAACATCTGACTCATATTCGTCACCTTGGACACATCCCAATTATCGAGCGACTGGTTGAAATTTGTCGCACCCCGAAACATCCAACTCATATCCGTCACCTTGGACACATCCCAATTATTGAGCGGCTGGTTGAAATTTGTCGCACCCCAAAACATCGCACTCATATCCGTCACCTTGGACACATCCCAATTATTGAGCGGCTGGTTGAACTTTGTCGCATCACAAAACATACGACTCATATTCGTCACATTGGACACATCCCACTTATTGAGCGGCTGGTTGAAATTTCTCGCATCTTCAAACATC